TCACTAGATGATATCTCTCCTTGACGTTGTCTAGATACACCAGAGATTTCCCCAGCCATATCTTCAATCTTATCTAAGAGTCTAATATAATCAGCAATTACAGCAGACATTCCTAAGTCCTGAGCTGTCATTGCTTGATATTGAGCTGGTCTACCTCCCTCACGTCCAGGTATATCCCACCCTTCCTCATAAGGATTGATAAGATTAACACCAAGAGAAGATAAATAATGCATCCATTTATTCACATCAATACCCATAGATTTAGGTATTTGAGTGATATCCATGTTAATAATACGTCCTTTATCCCTAGCAATAGCCAATTCTAAACGATACCATATAACAATATACATATATTGTAGAGGTTTCATTAAGTCAATTAATGACATATTCCTAGTATTAGTAGCATTATATCTAGCACCAATATAAGGGAGTTTAGATGTCTTAGGTTTCTCTAATGAATGATATTGATATTGTACAGGATTGATTCCAAGATAGATATCTGTACCTACCCTATAACCTTCCCATATTTCACTAATCCAATCCCATTCGATTGTAGTACCCATTTCTTTCTCACTCTCATCTAACTGATATGTTTCATCAACTAGATCTTCTACTTCTTGTCCAGATTCTGGATCAATACTTTTAAGAGTACCTACTTTCTTATAAGACTTCCAACACGCATGCCATACTGGTAATAGTTGTCCTTTAAAGAACTCATCATTCTGTACATCAGAAATTATCTTATCCTTATAGATAATACTATTAAAGTTGACATCACTTGGTCTACTACTTAATGAAGAACCTCCTGTCATTTGAATAAGTTTATCCAAATCACTCTCTTCCATAATAGATTGAAGTCTATCATATATCTGAGCAGGAGACATAAGAGTACGTCTTACAAACCAATCTCCATCCTCAATATATTCCATATCAGGATTATTATCATAGGTACAATGATACGGATTAACCCTTTCACAAGTACCCTCACCATTAATAATTCCTGTATAATATATCTCTTCACCAGCAATTAAAGCATCCTTAAATCCTCTAATAGTCTCATGATCAATATTGAGATACTGTTTTAAATATTGTAGAGAGTTATAGGCAGTCTGTTCAGCAGCAGTATTATACCTATTCTTAATATAAGTATCTATCTCTGCCATCTTTTTCTCAGTCTCATCATCCTCTTGACCAGATACCATTCCACCAAGATATTCCTTAATAAGAGATTCCTTCATATAATCCTGAACCTCCGATATATCTGCATCACTAGTAGAAAATACCCTAAAATTAAAAGGTCTCTTAGTACACTCTCCAAGTAATAGATCTACCTTAGGTTTAACTATATTGAAGTTTTGTGGATGAGCAGGAAAACCATCTCCTACATTAAAAGGATCTATAACATATTTAAAGTCATCTTCATTAAACTTACTGTTATATAGATCATAATTGATCCTGATTGTATCTCTTCTTGAACGTCCATTAACAAAAGAACTTCCTTCTCTAGATATGATTACATCAGTGCAGGCTTTACGCCATGCTTCATTCTTCTTAGATAAAGGGAGTTTCTGTACTGGAAATTCGGTTCGTTTATAATATAGATCCATCTTAAATTTTTAATAAAAACATTCGAATGTTCTTTTAATAGCAAATATAGGGTTCTCAAATAACATCATTTTCTTTTCATCCACATCTTTCTTCTTGACATGAAGATCGTGGAGTTCTTCTTTATAAATCATTAATTGAAATATTGCCATCACCCTATCAAAGTTTCCTTTATCTGTATATGCTATCAATTCTTCTAATAGTGGTTCAGATAAGATCTTTGTTAAATTTCGTTTACCAGGTTCAAATTCTTCTATTAACCAATCTCTAAGTCTACCTTCTGCCCAGTCTTTTAACTCTGTAGTCATATGGCAACCCTTAACACGGTTAACCTTACTATCTTTTATAATCTTACCTATAACTCCTGGTTGATCAGCTAATAGGTAATCTTGATGTTTATTCTTGATATATGTAGAGAATCCTGGATTCTGATTCTCATATAAAACAGTAGCATTATAATAAAGGGCTAACTTCCTTACATTATCATAGAACTCATCAGCAGTATCAGGTCTTCCAGTATACTCAGCTACAATAGTATCATATGAATACTCGAAGGTTTGGAATCGTTTATATACAAATGCTGAACCTAATGAGTCTGTTCCAGACTTGTCATGATCATATGGATCTAGCCCTATGATATATAACCCCCAAGGTATCTGATCCATAGGATGTTCCCATATTACTATAGCCCCATCTCTACTATCTGACTTCTCTAACTTATACTTATTTAATGCCTTTACTTTCTTATTATCCTGCTTCCATTTAAGTACTCCAGATGGATCGAAGAATAACTCACCTACTTGTTTATAGTTCTTAATTGCTTCACTATTCCTTATATAAGATAGTTGATTAATAAGATCTTTCTTAGGGAATATATTACCACTCAATTGAAGAGTAGCTTCCATAGGATTGAAACAATTCTCTGCTACGTACCTATCTATAGCATTCTTATTGGATGCATTATCAATAACTTCTTGTCTCTTTCGAAGACAGTATGCAATTGCTTTATTCTTTAAAGTATTACCATCTTCATCCATAAATGGTAATCCATCATCATCTAATCCACCTAGATTAGAGTATTGTGGTACAAAGAACCCACATTTCTTAGTTGCTCCCTCATCCCATATATTATCTATAGAATGAACATTATAACCATCTGGTTCATAAAATAGATCCTTTAATCCTGCATAATCAGTATCATCAGATCCTCCTGTACCATAGGCAATCATTAAACCAAAGGTAGTAGATCCTTGTTCTACTGATGGACGAGCTATTTGCCAAGCATCTATTAATCCTGGGAATTTACCTCCTTCTTCCCATAATATTAACTTAGCAGCCTTACCTCTAGCCTTCTGTATATCATTCTTTAATGTTATCCCCATGATCTCTGACATTATACCTGTCTCAATCATAGTTCCATCATTATTAACGATATAAGAAGCTCTCTTCTGCATCTTAGTATCTACCTTCTGTCTCTTTTTAGTCCATGCTGTATTAGCATCTATCCAAGACATTAAGTCCCATGCTTTAGTAAGAAGTCCATCCTTAATCAAATACTCATTCTCCGAAGCAATTGCGTAGGATTTAGACTCTGGAATTAAGTAGAAGTTTCTACATAACATAGACGCTCCCTTGAAACTAAATCCCTTACGTCTAGCTTTTAGAACTACAGCATGCTTACCAAGTAATTCAGCTTGATCTATATAGTTAAAATAGTCATAATCTGTATCATAGAATAGAGGAAAATCCCTTCTTCTACTAGCTACTTTTTTAACTATACCTTCTCCCATTTTAACTTCTCGTTCTTCAACGATACTAATAGGAGAGTAATTTAAATAGAAATAATTGTATCCCGATATGAAATCTCCATCTGGCGCAGTCCACCCAAATAAACTTCTACGAGTTTCCTCATCCCAATACTCCTTATAAGCAGTAGTACCTTTAGGGGATGCTGTATAATAACCAAATTTTTGGAAGTGAATTGCTGCTTGTCTAAATTTCGATGTAGACTTAATCATACCGAATAACGGGATTAATTTTCTATAATATTCTTAAAGGAAGTAAGATCTTCATATAGATCTACTACATTACCACCTTTAACTCTTGAGGTTTCTAATTCCTCTCTTCTAACTTGTTCCTTAAGAGATTCTAAGGACTTTAATATACCTCCAGCCTTCTCTAAATTCGCTGCTAAATCTCTAGATGAATAAATGGGTTTACCAGATTTATCTACTTCATCCCAATCTATTCTCTTATAGAAATTCATTAATTTCTTAGCTCCTTCAACATTCTGTTCTAGAAACTGTAAGGAGAATGTATGTTGGAAATCTCTATATCTTTGTACTGCTTGTATAATAAGACTATCTAACTTATAATCCTCTTTACCAAACACATCTTTCTTTACTATTCTATCTCTTACTTCTTCATCTATATATGACATATATGGGGAATCCCACTTGTACATAAAGATTATATAAGAGATTTTATCAAATGAATCCTTCTTACTTTTTGATTTATCAGATTCATATATCTTCTTAAAAACTGGAATAGAAAGTTCATCAGCATTAATTACTACCTTACCTTCAATTATATCGAATAACTTTGCCATGTTCTTATCACTAACGTTATATTAATTATATTGTTGTACCTTAGAAGCTATAGATTTCTTACGTAAAAACTTCTGCATATTACATTTCTTATCTTCTAAAGTCTTCATTGTCTTAAAAACGAACTTACCAAAGTAAGGAATCATTACAGCTCTTATATCCTCTGGATTCTCAATTACACGTTTAGTAAAAAGTAAAGGATGATGAACTATGCATTCAATCACCCTTTTATCCTTACCAACAGTTAAACTTATTTGTTTAATTATATCTTCCATTTAAATACTCTTAAGAGTATAATACTTATTAATCTCCACATCTACTGGATTAGTCTGTGCAGGTCTATCAAATGTCTTAGGTCTAACCTTATTAGCCCATGTAGCCACTGCTTCAGCACAATACAATCTACGTTCTGCTTTAGATCCATCTCCAGGACCTATCCATTTACCTGTAGTAGTAAGTATTGCCTGATTAACTATTCCTATGAAATCATATCTAGTTATCTTTAAAGAACTTAATACAGCTTCTTTAGATATCTTATCCTGTTCTACAGCACTATATTTCTTCTTAGGAGTAAGTATAATAGTATCACTAAAATTAGTATAGTCTTTAAATACTTCATCTAAAGGTCTTACTGCTAATCCCTTAATAAGTGCTTCTGCCACATACAATTCTCCCCATATATCAACTACTGTAAAACAATGGGAATATAACTTAATAGGAGGCAACTTCTTTATATTCTTCCTATATAGATTTTCAAAGAATCTTATACCCTTTGAAAGAAACGTATTACTCTTAACTAGTCCTATATCTCCAGGTACTAATTTACTTTTCAAATCTTCTAATGTCATCTTTATAATTTAATTGTAAATACTAATTTACACACATTCTCATCTATAATTGGTGTAAGTGATTTATTTATTACCCAACTATCCTTAATCTTTACTAGAACTCCTTTATCCTTAAACTTAGTAAGAAATGTAGAGAGGTTACAATCATCAATTCCGCATTCCTCAAATATCTCTAACCTATTCTCTCTGCCAAGTAACTTCTTATTAAAAGGAGTAGAATCAGTAAGTTCTAGTAACTTAGAGAATACTGCAACCTGTTTAGGAGTAAGTCCTAGTAAACAATTAATTGCTCTTGCATACTCACTATACAACTGTTGTTTCTGTTGTACTACCTTCTGAAATTGATTCATTGGCTTGTTCCTCTTTAACTTCTGGATTATCTTTCTTAACTGATTCAACATAAAATAGAGACATTTCGTTATTACAATCTTTACACTTTAATGTTAGGTTTGATGACGCTGTTGGAGGAAGTAATATCTGTATTCCACCATTCTTAGGAATATTCTCTTCTAGAATATAACGTCCACCACACTTACTACAAGACATTACTAAACAAGAGTTCTCAAACCTTTTAACTTCCTCTTTCTTAATAGGAGTTTCAACTACTTCTTTAACATCTTCAATCTCGTTATTACTATTCATTTTAACTACTTTACCCATTATTTCCAATTCTTATTAAACCAAATTTTATACTTT